TAAAGAATTTGACAGCCACCTAGACTCCTCGTCTGGCCCTGTCTTTAATACCAACAGTAGCTACCCACAACATAGTGGCCCTGCATGGAGGTGAAGATGACTGATACAACAAATCAACAAGTAGAGGAACCAAAAAAGAAATCGCCTACCCCAACACCATATATGGGTAAAGATAGGGTTTTTGAAAGTAAACAAGAAATTACTAAAGAAGCAGACGCATTGCGATCTACAGAAACTAGTAACGAAGAATTACCAGAAAAAACCACAGGCACCAAGCATGATTACAAAAAGCGATATGATGATTTAAAATCACATTATGATACAAAATTATCTACATGGAGAAAAGAAAAAGAAGAAATTCTTACTCAACTCCAAACAAATAAAAAATCAAATGTGGTAATGCCAAAAACACCAGAAGAAATTGAAAAATTTAAACAAGAAAATCCTGATGTTTATGACGTTATTGAAACTATCGCAAGTATGAAAACAGACTCCAGAGTACAAGATGTTGAAGAACATTTGAATATTCTACGAGAAAAAGAGTTTGAGCTTGAAAGGCAAAACGCACAGAGAGAACTTTTAAATCACCACGCAGATTTTCTTGAACTAAAAGATAGTGAAGATTTCGTTGAGTGGCTAAAAGATCAACCTGATAGTATTGCTGAAGGTGTCACTAAAAATGCCACAGATGTTAGATGGGCCGTGAGGACTATTGACCTTTATAAACTTGACAAGGGTATTGGTAAACCAAAGTCTAAATCTAGAAAACCTAGTGATGCTGCAAAAGTTGTAAAAACAACTACAGCTTCGCAAGACATTACAGATAAAAATCAAGGAAAAAAGATTTGGACATATGAAGAGATTTCTCGATTAAAACCGCATGAATTTGCGAAGCTAGAAGAAGAAATTGATCTAGCAAATCGAGAAGGTCGAATCAGAGAACAATAATATCAATCAGATAACTTTTTAAAGGAGAAAGGTTATGGCTTTTAGTACAGCTGCTGGTTACGATAACCTCGTTAATGGGGCTTTCGTTCCTAGCATATTTAGTCAAAAAGTTCTCAAGTTCTTCCGTAGATCTTCGGTTGTAGAAGCAATTACTAACACCGACTATGCTGGAGAAATAGAAAATTTTGGCGACACAGTTAAGATAATCAAGGAACCGACAATCACAGTTTCTGCTTATCAACGTGGAGCAACTTTAAATCCACAAGATCTTACAGATACAGAAATTACTCTTACTGTAGATCAAGGTAATGCTTTTTCATTTAGAGTAGATGACATTGAAGAAAGACACAGCCATCTTAATTTTGAGTCTTTGGCAACTTCTTCTGGTGCATATGCTCTTAAAAGGCAATACGACTTCAACGTGCTAAGTAACATTAACTCAAATGCAACTACAGATACATCTAACTTAGGTGCTGCTAGTTCTGCTATATCATGCAATACTGGTAATGAGTGTGCGAACTACCTTAGTACAGCTGCTCGTTTACTTGACGAAAATGACGTTCCAGAAGAAGGAAGATGGTGTGTTGCACCTCCTCAGTTTTTTGAAATACTTCGTCAAGCTGACGCTAAGTTGATGGATTCAAGTGTAACTGGTGAAAATCAGTCTGCCCTTTTGAATGGTGCTGTTACAGCAAGACAAGTTCATGGGTTCACACTTTATCAGTCTAATGCTATTGCAGTTAGTTCCGCAGGTTCTTCTGCTACAGCAACTTTTGGACCATCATCTACAAGTGGTGAAACTAATGTTCTTTTTGGTCATATGAGTGCAGTTGCTACTGCATCACATATTGCTAAAACAGAAGTAGTTCGTGATCCAAACAGCTTTGCTGACATTGTGCGTGGTTTACACGTCTTTGGAAGAAAAGTTCTTAGACCATCCGGAACAGGATTTACTGGAGTTCTCTCTGGTGTTCCTGATCTTAACACTTAAAGGGGAGTATATATATTATGGCTACATATAATGCAACTCATAGTAGTGGTGGAACAGTAGGTCATCCTGCTGGTGCTGCCAAAGCCTATGTTATTACTTCTCCAGTTTATGATGCTGTTGACAATACAGACTTAGAGCAAGGCGACATCGTTCAATTAATAGATCTACCTGCTGACACAATGGTTGTTGGTGGTTGTATCGAAATTCTTGAAGCATCTGGTAATGCACAAATCACTTTTGATGTGGGTATTACAGGTGGTGATGTTGACGCTTTTATTGATGGTGCTGCCTCTAATGGTACTACTGCTGTCAATTTTGGTGCTCAAAGTACAGATTCAGCTATGACAAGCTCTGCTGATACACTAGATCTTCTAGTGATTGATGGTGGTTCTTCTAAAACTACTGCATGGAGATTCCGTGCTCACGTTGTTTTAGTTGACGTTTCTAAAAATCCTGTTGAGTCTGCTACAGTTTCAACTGGTACATAGTATTATATTAAGGTTTCGGGGGGTTCCTTAAAAACCCCTCATATTTTACCTCATTGCTGAGTTCAAATTAAAGAGGAATAGTAAATGTTTTTTATTAAGTTACTTACAGAAGAAAATGTTAAATATTGCACAAATGCAATAAAGAAGTTAAAGTACAAAGATGGTAGTTTTACACAGCCTTTAAATAAAGTATACAATGTAAAACAAAATCAAGAAATACTTGGTGTACCAGAAAATGTACGAAAATATTTAATTGATATTTTTTATAATCACGATTTTATAGATTCAGTCTATTGTCCAAATAGAATATCAGTAAATTTTTATAATAAGTATCAAAAAGATGATTTCTATGACCTTCATGTAGATTCATTTAGAGCAACACCAAAATCAAACAATGTATATTTTGACTATGGTTTCTCTATAAATTTAACAGATAAGTATGAAGGTGGAGAATTTTTTCTTCAAACAGAAGTAGGACCAATGTCGTTTAAGTTGGCTTCTGGAGAAGCAGCAGTTTTCCCAATTATATATCCGCATGGTGTAAATAAAGTTACATCAGGAATAAGAGAAAATATATTAGGTTGGTTTTCATCAAATGTATCGTATGAGCAATCTTTTATTTTAAAAAATTTATATGATGTACAAGCACATCTAAAAGGAAAAAATAAAGAAAAGTTTGTACAAACCACACTAGTTCAATCATATTTGAAAAAAGCGTGGGGTAAGTAATGATATATAAATTATTTACCGATGAAGAAACAGATAATATACTTGCAAGACTTAATAAAAATTTTGTAGATGGTAAAAAATCACAAAAGTTAAGTAATGTTTACAATATAAAAGAAAACAAAGAAACAGTAATTACTCCTAAAATAGATGAGTACATAGGTAATATATTTAAAAATAAAAAAGCTATTAAGAAAATATATGCACCTACAAAAATAAAAAATAGAATTTACAATAACTACAACACCAACGATTTTTACGATTACCATGTAGATTCTTTTCAATCATCTGATAGTAAAATGCTATACAATTATGGTTTTACTATAAGTTTAAGTGATGACTATGAAGGTGGAGACTTTGTTTTACAAACAGAAGCAGGTGAGATAGCATATAATATTGGTAAGGGTCAGATAGTAATCTTTCCAATTATCTATCCACACAAAGTAACACCAATTACTAGTGGGCGTAGACAAAATATTATAGGTTGGTTTGAGTCTAATATTACTTATGAACAATCATTTGTATTAAAAAATTTAGAAGAAATTGCAACTATAAATTTACAATTATTACAAAGTAACACAGAACAAGTTTTATTTAAAGAATTATTAATAAAGACCGCATTAGTTCAAAATTATTTAGTAACAAAATGGGGTTTTTAATTTTTAAGGGCAGGTAATGGCAGAGAAGAAAAAACGTAAAGGTGATATGTCAGGGCTAACCCAAAAGGGCGGTCACTTGCGTAAAACTAAAGAAGGTGCTGGCATGACTCCTAAAGGTGTAGCAGCATATAGAGCAAAAAATCCCGGTAGTAAATTACAAACCGCTGTTACTGGTAAAGTTAAACGTGGATCAAAGGCTGCTAAAAGACGCAAGAGTTATTGTGCAAGATCCGCAGGGCAAATGAAAAAGCATCCTAAAGCTGCCAAAGATCCTAACAGTAGATTAAGGCAAGCTCGTAAACGATGGAAATGTTGATAGTTGTTACCTGACAACGATATAGAAAGGCTTGAAGAATTAGATAAAAAAATTGAACAAGCAAAAAAAGATCAAACCAATAAATTACTAAGGAGAGATAAAAATGTACGGAATGAAGAAAAACAAAAAGATGATGAATAAAGGTGGTGAATCTTTTCCTGATTTTAATAATGATGGTAAAATTACTCAAGCTGATGTCTTAAAAGGTAGAGGTGTTAAGTTTAAAAAGAAAATGATGGATGGCGGTATGATGCCAAAGAAAAAGAAAATGATGGGTGGCGGTATGATGTACGGCAAGAAAAAAATGATGGATGGTGGCAATGTTTCAAAAGGTGGAAACGAAAGACTCTATCCTTATGGTAAAACAAATTTATTAGGTTAATAAATAATGGCTCGTAGTAAAAGCACAGTAAATAAAGCAGGGAATTACACCAAACCAACTATGCGTAAAAGGTTATTTCATAAAATAAAAGCTGGTACTAAAGGTGGTCCTGCTGATAAATGGTCAGGAAGAAAAGCACAAATGCTTGCTAAAGAATATAAAGCAAAAGGCGGAGGTTATAAAAGCTAATGGCAATGGGAGTTCCACATTATTACAAAGATGGCAAACCGCTTGGTTCTGGTGGTATGGGTCAATATCATAAAATGAAAGATGGTACATTACACTCAGGTAAAACACATACTAAAAGCAGTAAAAGACTTTTTCATTTTAATGAATTATCTAAAAGTGCAAAATTAAAAGCTAAAAAAAATCAAGATACGTTTTTAAAGAAGAAAAAAAATGGCTCTAAAAAAACCACAACGTAGTTTAAAGGCTTGGGGAAAACAAAAATGGCGTACCAAATCTGGCAAACCATCTGGAAAAACTGGAGAGAGATACTTACCAGAGAAAGCAATCAAAGCCCTGACATCTGCGGAGTATGCGGCAACGACAAAAGCAAAGCGAAAAGGAATAAAAAAGGGCAAAAAGTCTGTGAAGCAACCGAAGAGAATTGCAGATAAAATTAGTAAGTTTAGGCAGTTTAGTTGATGAGTTTGCCTACTTGTCAATGTCCTGTTTGCGATGATCAACATTGTTTTTGTAACTGTTCAGATTGTCAAGATAAATATTGTACTTGTATGTGTCATTTTTTAAAAGAAAACGAAACGGATAAATAATGGGAACATTAACTTTTCTTAACTACACCAACAGAGTTCTCCAAGACCTTAACGAGACTACACTTACGGCTTTGTCTAGTTCTCGTGGAGTACAGACAGTAGCAAAAAATAGTATAAATCGTGCTCTTAACGATATAGCCAATGCTGAAGTTGAATGGCCCTTTTTACATAGTGATAAAGAACAAGATACTTATGCTGGTATAGCAGAATATGATTTACCTAGTGATCATAGTTATGTAGATTTTGATAGTTTCATGGTGTTTCCAAAAAATCTTGTTGCAAACGGAACATTTGATAGTAACATAACAAGTTGGACAGATGGTTCTACTGGTACAGGTGAAGTAGCATTTAATAGTACAGGTCCACAACCTCCAGCTTCAAGAACTGGTGTGTTAAGATTAACAGCAGGATCTAGTGGTGTTGCTATTGCTTCTCAAGAATTAACAACTACAAAAAATAAACAGTACAGAGTTTCTTTTGGTGTTACTTATCCTTCTGGTGGAGATTTAACATTTAACATAGGAACATCAGCTAACGGAACACAAATATCTACTAATACTGTTAGTATAGATGATATTGGTGATTTTAAATATGTAGAATTTACTTTTAGTGCTACAGGTACTTCTACTTATATTGCATTTAGTCAATCAGTAGATACACAAGTAGATATAGATAATGTTGTAGTAACCGAAGACTTCCATCCAAAAAAACTTAAATATTTAAGTTATGATGAGTTTCAAGAAACTACTAAAAGAAGAGATAGAAATACAGGTATAGATAAATTAGGTGAGCCAGATTGTGTTTATCGTACACAAGATCAAAAGTTTGGTTTATCTCCTGTTCCTGATAAAAGCACATATACTGTAGGTTATGAGTATTGGAAAACAACCACACAACTTTCTAGTGATACAGATACATCAGATGTTCCAACTAGATTTGAACACGCAGTTATAGCAAGAGCAAGATATTATGTATCTGTTCTTCGCTCAGATCTTCCAACTGCTCAAGCCTCGTTACAAGAATATGACAATATTATGCGTAGAATGAGAACAGAATTAGTAAATCAAAAAAATTATTTTAGAGCAGTTTAATGGATGGTAGATTTAGAAATACATCGGTTGCTTTATCCGATACTAACTTAACAACTGTATATACTTGTCCAGCTAAATTTACTGCTATTATAAGAGAAATATTTCTTACTAATGTAGATGGTAGTAGTGCTGTAGATGCTACATTAAAATACACCGATACTTCTGCAAGTGCAACTTTTTCATTGGTAAGCACAAAAAGTATTTCAGCAGATGATTTTTTAAGAATAGAAGATGCAAACATTGTTCTTGAGACTGGTGATATTTTAAAAGCACAAGCAGGTGCAGCAAACGATTTAGAAATAACAGTTTTTGTAGAAGAATTTTTAAAACCGCAAGGATAGTAAATGCCAGATTTATCACAAATGTCTCCTGTTACTGTGCCTTTAGGGGGCGGTTTAATTCTTGACAGAGATGACTTTTCTTTACCACCGGGAGCAGCAGTTACACTACAAAATTTTGAGCCTAGTATTCAAGGTGGCTATCGTAGATTAAGTGGAACTAGTAAGTGGAATAGTAATCAAGTTAATAGTACAAATAAAGTATTAGGATTACAAATATTTAATAATGGTGTTGTTGCAGCCGCAGGTAATGTAGTAACCTTTGCAACATCAGGTAGCACATATTCTACAATAGGTACAAGAACTTCTGCTGGTAGATATAAGTTTGATTTATACAATTTTAATAATACTGAAAAACTTATAATGGTAGATGATGTTAATCAAGCAGCATCGTATGATGGAACTACATATACTTTAATAAGTACAACCGGAGCACCAGCAGATCCCTCTTCAGTAGCAGTATTTAAAGATCATATGTTTTTTGCTGGTATGTCTAGTAATCCACAAGAAATAATATTTAGTGCTCCTTTTGCAGAAACAGACTTTTCAGCAGCTAATGGTGCAGGATCTATAAGAGTTGATACTTCTGTTGTAGAGTTAAAAGTTTTTCGTGATGCTTTATTTATATTTGGTATAGACAAAATTTATAAAGTAGTTGGTTCTAGTGTAGCCGATTGGCAAGTATTACCAGTAACACGAACATTAGGTTGTGCCGATGGTTTCTCAGTTCAAGAACTTGGTGGTGATTTATTATTCTTATCACTTGATGGTTTAAGAACTATTGCAGGTACAGAGAGAATTGGTGATGTAGAATTAGGAACTATTTCTAAACCTATTCAACCAAGAATAACAGAGGTTATTGGATCAAGAGATCGTATCTCTTCTGTTATTGTTAGAGGTAAAAGTCAATATCGTTTATTTTATCCTAGTGATGGCGATTCTATTGGAAATAGTAGAGGAGTTTTAGCTTCTTTAACACGAACACCTCAAGGTGGTATAGGTTTTGAGTTTGCTGATATAAAAGGTATAAAACCTTCATCAATGTCTTCTGGATTTATTAGTGGTAAAGAAGTTATTTTAGAAGGTGGTTATGACGGATATGTTAGACAACAAGAAAGTACAACAGATACTTTTGATGGAGATAATGTAATAGCAATTTATCGTTCTCCTGATTTGTCTCTTGGTGACTCTGGTATTAGAAAGTTAATGCAAAGAGTTATCATAAATTATGCGGTTGAAGGAACAATAGATGTAGATATGAGAGTTAGATTTGATGGAGATGCACAAGATACTCCTCAACCTGCCTCATTTGATCTTTCTTCTCCCGGTGGAATAGCTTTGTATGGAAGTTCTAGTTCTACATATAGTTCTGCTGTTTATGGATCTAGTGGAGCACCCATACAAAGACAATCAATAGAAGGATCAGGATTTTTAATTGCTGTTAAAGTGGATCATAATAGTGCTCTAAGTCCGTTTACTTTATTTTCATACCAATTAGAATTTACAAATGGAGGTCGTAGATAATGGGTGCAACATATACAAGGCAAAGTAGCACAGAAATTGTTGATGGTGAAGTTATTAATGCTGCTGATTTTAACAATGAATTTGCTGCACTCGTAACAGCTTTCGCTGCTTCAACAGGGCATAGTCATGATGGAACAACTGCTGAAGGTGGTAATGTTACTAAATTATTAGGAACATCAATTACTATTGGTGATGCAACAGCAGGAACAGATATAACAGTAACATTTGATGGTGAAACATCTGATGGTGTTTTAACATGGATGGAAGATGAAGACCAGTTTAAGTTTTCTGATGACATAATGATTGTTGATGATGAGAAACTAATCTTTGGTACAAACTCTGATATTAATATAAGTTATGATGAAACCACAACAGACTCTTTAAAAATAGCTGCAACAGAAGGTGCAGGTTTAGCTATTACATTAATGGCAGACGAAGGAGATGATGCTGGAGATGAATGGAAACTTAATGTAGCAGATGGTGGTACAATAACATTTGGTAATGATATTGCCTCCGCAGGTTCTTATGTAACACATCTAACATTAACACCAAATGCTACAGTAGCCAATTCAACTTTAGCCGTTGCAGGTAATATTACTTCTGGCGGAGATGTAACTATAGCTGATGATTTATTATTAGACTCAGATAGTGCTGTTCTTAAATTTGGTGATGATCAAGATATAACAGTCACTCATGTTGCTGATACTGGATTAAATATTAAATCTATAGGAACTGGAGATGATAAACCTATTGTACTAACTCTTCAATCAGGTGAAACAGATATAGCTCTTAATGATGTTATTGGTCGTATAGACTTTCAAGCTCCTGATGAGGCAACAGGTACAGATGCAATACTCGTTGCTGCTGGAATAGCTGCTGTATCTGAAGGAGACTTTAGTTCTTCAAACAATGCAACAAAATTAAGTTTTAGAACTGCTGCTTCTGAGGCTGCTAGTGAAAAAATGTCTTTATCTAGTGCAGGTATTTTAACTGTAACAGATGATATTGTTATAGGTGATGGAAAAACTATCGGAGTATCGTCTACAACGGATGCCATAACCATAGCATCAAATGGTAATGTAACATTATCTGGTGACTTAACTATATCAGGTGATGACCTTGTAATGGCAACAAACACCTCTGGTAACTTATTAATAGCTGATGGCACAAATTATAATCCTACTGCTGTAGGAGATTTATCTGAAATATCTTCAGTTGCAAATGATGATGTTTTATTGGCTGTAGATACCTCTGGTGGTGGATTAAAGAAAATTTCTAGAAGCACACTTGTAGCAGGATTAGCTGCATCTGGTTCTGGAATAGCGGATATTGTAGAAGATACAAGTCCACAATTAGGTGGTAACTTGGACATGAATGGACAAGACATTGTTACAACTTCAAACGCAGATTTAGAACTTGCGCCAAATGGAACAGGTCATGTTACAGTAAGAGGCAACACCAACTCAGGTGCAATACAATTTAATTGTGAATCTAATTCACATGGTCAAATATTAAAAGCTCAACCTCACTCAGAAGGAGTAACAAATGAAATGTTACTACCAGATGGTGCTGACTCAACTTTAGTATCTCTCGTTGCAACACAAACTTTAACAAATAAAACATTAACAAGTCCTGTATTAAATACAGCTACTGTAGGAACATCTATAGTTCCTGCTAGTGCAGATGGTGCAACACTTGGTACTGCTGCTGCTGAGTTTTCTGATTTATTTCTTGCAGATGGTGGAATAATAAAGTTTGGTAATGACCAAGAAATTACTTTAACTCATAGTGCAGATAAAGGATTACTACTTAAACATAGTGCTACAGCAGACGACAAACCAGTATCTTTGACATTACAAACTGGTGAGACTGACATTGCTGCTAATGATGTAATTGGTAAAATAGATTTCCAAGCACCAGACGAAGGTACAGGAACAGATGCTATATTAGTAGCAGCAGGTATTGAAGCTGTATCAGAAGGTGATTTTGCAGCCGATAACAATGCAACTAAGTTAGTATTTAAAACAGGTGCATCAGAAGCTGCATCAGAAAAAATGTCATTAAGTTCTGCTGGACTACTTACTGTTGCAGATGATATTATGATTAAAGATGGTGGAACAATAGGTGTTGCTTCTACCAATGATGCTTTAACATTAAGTTCAGCAGGTTTATTAACAGTCAAAGATGACTTAGTAATTAAATCTGGTGGTACAATAGGTGGTGCAGGAGACACAGACTTATTAACATTAGGTTCTGCAATATTAACAGTAGCTGGTGAAGTTCAAATGACTACATTAGATATTGGTGGAACAAATGTAGGGTCAACAGCAGCAGAATTAAATTTACTTGATGGTTCTGCTAAATCAACATCATCAATTACAATAGATGACGCAGATGGAATTATAATCATTGATGGTACAACTACGAAGCAAATACCAGCTTCAGACATTTCAACTTATGCTGCCTTAGAAGCGACAGCATTAGCCATTGCATTAGGATAGGAGATATAATATGGCGAATACGTTTAAAGTTATTACTAAGGCTGGAGTTACAAGTGCAGATGTAATTTACACAGTTGCAGGTAGCACCACAGCAATAGTTTTAGGATTTCAAATAGGCAATACTACAGGGTCAGCCATTACTACAACTGTTACTTTAACTTCTGATACTGGTTCAAGAGCAGGTGCAAATAATGAAGCTAACCAAACAGTAGAAATATTAACAGCAACTGCAATACCAGCTAATGATACTCTAGCTGTTTTAAGTGGTGCAAAATTAGTTTTAGAAGCAACGGATTCTTTAACAGTAACAGGAAGTGCTGCTGTTGATATAACAATATCAGTTATGGAGATAACATAAGATGGCAAGAATTAGTCAACAAACTATTGCTGAAGCTGCTGCTGCTGCTGGTGGTGGAAAACTTTTACAAGTTCAATCAAGTGGAAGGTTTGTTACCACCGCATCAACTACGAATACTTCGCTAACGGATGTTGGATTTTCAGATACCATTACCTGTGCCTCAAGTTCCAATAAGGTTCTTGTGATGATGGTTATTGATTACACATTGGTTGGTTCCACAGAAAATCATTGGCATGGGGGAAATTTGGCAGTTGTTAGGACCCCAGACGGAGGGTCAGGTACAGAGGTTTATGACCAGCAAATTCAATTTAGAGTTGATAGCGGTAGTTCAGAAACTAAATATTTTGTTTTTCAAATACCCATAATGTTTGTCGATAGCCCAAGTTCAACTGCTGAACTGACTTACAAATTGCAACACAGAAGACTTAATGATGGAAGTAATTATACAACTTCACATAGTTATGTAAATTATCAAGGCTCATCCCTACAAGGAAGTCATATGCACTTGATAGAGATAGATGGAACATAATCATGGCTAAAACAAATCAAGAAATAAACGAGGCTTTAACAGTTTTAACTCCAACGGCAAAATATAGTGTAAACGATACAACTATTATTTGGAACGATAGTGATGTTTCACAACCAAGTGATTCAGCAATAGACACAGAAATTGCTCGACAAAAATCTGATTATACCGCTAAAGCATACCAGAGAAATCGTAAAGCAGAATACCCAAAGTTAGCCGACCAGTTGGATGAAATATATCACAATGGTATTGATTCTTGGAAAGCTGAAATTAAAAAAGTTAAAGATAAATATCCAAAACCTTAAACAGAATGGTTTGAATTAGCATGAA